TATCTTTGGTAAATTATCCGTTTTCATTCCTTCTATCTATTAAAGCATAACTTATCAGGCCTTGTATCTTACTACTACCTGTAGCTGCTTGCACAGTTATAGCATCTCCTGCTTCTAAATTCAAGCCCTGAGGTGTAGCATTTACTTGAGTCTTAGCTGCTAAGTCATCTCTAAAAAATTCATACTCAGTGCTAGAATCTGATGAGTCAACAAAATTCATGTTTACTAAAATAGCGGATGACGCATCGTTGTTAGCACAATAAATACTTTTAACTATAATTGTTCCATCTGTAGGACAAGTGAGCACAGTAGTTTTACCTGTGCCGGTTTGTTTAAAACCTTGATTTTTATAATTTATACTCATGATAAAAAGTAATTAAACGCGTCCTGTTCGTTTTTCAAGTCTTGTTGAAAAGAAAAGTTTAATTGATTCTGTAGTGTAGTTAAAGACTCAAGTATCTGTCTTTGATTTTCTACATCGTATTCTTGTTTTGGTTCAGGTATATAGTTTGTTACTTTAGCCATTAGTCTCTAAAAAAACTCCTTTTCGCCTCTGAATATGCTGAAGATGATTTTTTAGGTGCGCTAGTTGTTCGACTAGGAATCTGTCCTCTTCCTCTATCATCTATTCTGTCTTGCTCTCTTTGTTTTTGATTTCTAAAAGTAGTAATAGGTTCCCCTTGAGTATCTCTTTGAATATCTCTTTGAATGGCTTTTCTTGTATCAAATCTATTTCTAATACTTTCAATACCTCTAGCTATATTACCTGCAGGTGAAAATCTTTGTAAAAATTCAAATAGCTTAGCTATGCCGGTTTGAAATTTATTAGGTTTGCTATCTAGATAATCTACTTGCTCAACATCTTCTTCGTTAGCTACACCAAAAGAAGTATCAATTCCAAATGGTGAGAAAGAAATATCACTTGGCGACCCTTTAACAAAACCTTGTGCAATTGCTATGGGATCTTTTTCAAAAGGAATTGCTGCTGATGATGCAGTGATACCTCTTGGGATTTGAGGAATTAATGTAGTTGGATCATTAAATCTTTGTGACTGTATTCCTAAAGATAAACCTTGAGGAAACAACATAGTAGGATCAATTAATTGTGTGCTCTGTTGATTAAATTGTGGATTTAAATATTGTTGTAATTCTGCTACGTCGTATATATTCATTATCTTCTACCGTCCGGTTGTGCGTCTAATCTTAGTGTGCCATATCTCCAGGTTTCGCCTGTACCATCGTTTTCTATCTTTATAGATACAAGTCTTCCTCTGGCTCGAGTATCTACCTTATCAGTTGTTGATGTAACTGTAAAGGGCCCAAGAGGTGAGCTGACAGCCACATCGTCCGGATATGCACTAACTAATAAAGTTACTTTAGCATTACCTGTCTGATATTTAAAATCAGGTATAAATCTTCTGACAGCCATAAAAAACTCACCATCTCCTCTGTAATCCGCAACACCTGTTGCCTGACCCAAGGCGCTTCGTCTAGATGTAATATCCCAATCTCCAGATCTGATAAAAGCAGGAATAGCTGTGGTTGCTGTGCTGTTAACTTGATCTGTTCCTTGTTCGTGTTCGTAATAAATACTAGCACCATATTTATTTGTAATTCCTAATATATCAGGAAATACAGGTGTTAACGTATCTTCATAATCTGTGGCATATGGATGATCAAATACACTTTGATCTTGATATGTAGTTCTATCTAATGATGACGTGGTCCAGATATTTTCAGCATAATTATACGTCACACATCTATCAATCTGATCAGATCCATCTTTTGGATAAAACCAATTTACTTCTGTGTATAAATTATTTGCACCCGCAAAAATAACATCTCTTGAATTAAAATTTAATCCAAGATTATCTCCATCTGTGCTAAATACAAAATCTTCTACAAGTGATGGTAATGATTTTACTGTACCATCAAATGCAAAAAATCCACCTTGCGATCCCATCCAAAACACTGCTCCATTTACGAACGTTGCTGCATGTTGACCAATACATCCACAGTTTGTACCAACCTGTCTAACACTAAATGTAAATGGTGGACCGACAAATTGAATTACATATGCAGCAAGATCAGTTATAACAAATACATAATCTTTACCTTGAATGGCCGCTCTTATTTCATTTCCTGTATCTAATCTAAAAGTCCCTGCAGTATTAGTTGCTGTAGGTGCGTATGTGTTTAAATCTTCTTGATTAGAAAATCTTACAAACATCGGATCTTGGGTTGTAACATCACCAATAGTTGTTTCAGTTCCAAAATGAAATAAATGCCTGTCTCTGTCTGATACTAAAGTAAATCTGGTGGCTGTAGGGTTGTTTGTAGTTTGAAAATTTGTGGTTGTTAGTGATGCTCTAATAGTTCTTGCATTTGATGCTCCTGCATTCCATGTAAAAGTTTTACCATTGAATATAGTTGCAACTAACACTTGACCAAAGTTATCAAGACTCCAGTTTCCTGGATCTAGGGTCACGTCACTGGTAGCTCTAGCTGTGCCCCAAGTTGATGCTCCCCACGTTGATGTACTCCAACCATATCCTGTGGTTTGTGTAGTTGGTCCAACTTCAACATATGGATTAACAGTTGCAGCGCCAGCCGCTGTCATACCAGATCCTCCTTCAGCACGTGAAGCTTGAATAGTAAATTTATCGACGTCAGGTACAGTTAATATTTCATAGACTTGTTCTAATTCTGCAGCCGTAAAATCTGATGCACCAGTTACTGTAACTGATGAAAGAGTTACATATCGTCCTACAGCTAAACCATGTGAGCCTTTATTAATAGTCACTGTTCTAGATGCATTAACAGTTGTTAGTGTGCCTCCAGTGATCGCTGTATCTAAAGGTGTAATATCGTAAAAATCATTACCATAATATAAAAACAACCCTTGAGATGTTCCAATTGCAGAATATTTTTCCCCTGCAAAACTAGAAAATGCAACCTGTGCTCTGGCAGCTCCAGGTAATGTTTTATTAGCTGCGGTTAATTGTAACCAACCACCTATTTTTTCAGGTAAGCCATATCTAAATCTTACAAAATCACCATCGGTCCATTGACCTTCGGCTCCTGACTCTGTGTCTTGTTTATTAAATCCTGCCTTGAATTTTAATTTTTGTAGCATATAATAGCTTATATAACACTTATTTAAAATATGAAAGACAGATTATAATGGAAAAAACAGTAAATATCACTAACTTTATTAGCGTGTATGATAATTACATTACTACAGAGGAATGTAATAAAGCTATACAATTATATGAAAATCAAAACAAATTTAATAATACAGTAAACAGAATTGCTTTTGAAAAAACACCTATATTACAAAAACAAGATCAACAATTTTTTGCATCCCCTGATAATATAGATATTTGGTGGGAATCATTAAAACCCATGATGATAAATTTTGATTTAGCGTTTAATCATTACTGTCAAAATGTAGGGGCTACAGAGGCTTATGGAACTCCTTTTCATTTTACTACTTTAAAAATACAAAAAACTTTACCCACAGAAGGTTATCATGTTTGGCATTTAGAACACGGTAAAGGATTTGATAATGAACCTAGAGCTTTTGTTTTTTCTATATATTTAAATGATGTAGAAGATGGTGGAGAAACAGAATTTTTACATTTTTCAAAAAGAGTTCAACCTAAAACTGGTAGAATAGTTATTTGGCCTGCTGCATTTCCATACGTTCATAGAGGTAATCCACCTTTATCAGGTGAAAAATATATTTTAACTTCTTGGATGTTGTTAAGATGATAAATTTTATAAATAATTCTAAATTAAATGAAAATAAAAATAGTATTAGTATTACTTATCCTAGAACTGTAAATATAATAGTTGGACACTACCCTTATCCAGACATTTTAATCAACTTAATAAATCAAATTAAAAATAATATAAATCCTAATTTAGAAAATTATACTCACATAAAAGGTAACATGACAGATTGGAATTATTTTTTAGATAAACCTGAGTTTAAAAACTTTATAAGTTATTTAATTAATAAACATCAAACTACTCATCCATTTGTTTTTCAATATTTTTTACAAAAAATGACAATTGAAAATTGTTGGGGAAGTGAAATAAAAAAAGGTGATAGTTTAAATTATCATATGCATCATACACTTCATGGTATTTTATATTTAAGTGAAGGATGTGACCTTATCTTACCAGAATTAAATATTTCTATAACTCCTGAACCAGGAGATTATTATATTTTTCCACCAGAAATTTTACATGGATTTGAGACTTATAAAGATGATTTAAATCGTTATAGTCTAGTATTTAATATAAATGAAAAAAATTCTAGATTTGGTTTTGAAAATAAATTAAGAAGTATATGATGTTGGTCTTGCACCTAATCTAGCAATTTTATCTGCTTCAGTTTCGTCTTCTTCATTATCATCATCCCAATTAGATTGTAATTTAGCTAAATGAGCTGAATCCCATCTAGAAGTAAAATCTGAAAAATTACCTAAATTAGCATCTTCCCACGTAGAGTGAGGAGTGCCATCTCTGTATTCTACAGTATCACTTGGATTGCTTGTTCCATATTGAATAGCCCAAACGTTGTCCCATTTGGCTAGTCCCCAAAAATCATTATCAACAATATTATAACCAGTACCCGCAGCATCACCACTTTGTTTGATAACTAACTTGTCTTCGAGTACCACTGTCCATTGTGCATTTGTTGCCATAATTTCTCCTACGTCTTAATAATATAAATTAATGTTAAATAAGGTTGAATAACCGAAGTTGCATCACCACTAAAAGTTGCACTCATATTGTGAGAGTGACCTGTACCTGAACCCGCGTTGTTAGTATTTAAAGTACCACCTGAAGGGTTTGAAGTTTGAGTGTTTTCAGATAAGTTTTGACGAGTAGGGTTAACACCCATAGCTCTGTTATAAAGAGCTTGGTGACCGTGAGATGCAAGTTGTGCTGTTGATAAAGTTGCATTCGCTGTAGAACCACCAACGTTTCCAGTTGAAGCAACTGTGTTTGCTCCACCAGTTGATGCTAGAGCTTTAGTTCCAGATTTACCCATTGCAATATTGTCTTGCAAATCAGGCACATTAAAAGTTGATGCACCGTCTCCAGCTCCATACGTTGTACCTATAATAGCAAATAATGCAGAGTAAGTTGATCTTGAAACTGCTGCACCATTACACTCTAAGAAACCTGTAGGAATAGAAGAATCTGACCACGGCACAACAGTTGCCGTAGGAATTCCTTCGATACCTGTAAGGTTTGCTCCATCGAAATCGTATCTTGTTGCTTCGTAATTTGACATCTATTATTTCTCCTTATACGTCCAACCTGTTGTTGCATCTCCTGAAAAAACTAAACAAAAAGCTGCGCCTTGTGTATTAACTGTAAGATTGGATGCTGCATTAGCTATATTAGATCCATTTCTATTAACAGTCAATGCATTACTATTAAAATCATAACCCTGATCTACGAATGAAACTTCGTCCCCTGTAGCAGGTGAAGCTGGAAGCGTGATTGTCACTCCTCCACCATTTGTATTTACTAAAAGTTGAGCACCAGCTTGAACTGTTTCAGCCGCTGAAACTGCTCTCCAATTTCTTTGCTCTGACAATTTTACAACATTTGTACCATCAGAATATAATACATAGTTATTTCCTTCACATAAAAGAACACCTGTACCTGATGATGTTTTAAAAGTTAAAGTGTTTCCTGCGTGATCACATGCGTTTTGCACGTTATAAACTTTTTCAATTGAATCTGGAATAGATACTGTTCTGTTTGCTGCTAAAGTACCTGTTAATTTAATAACATCGTTTTTACCATTTGATAATGCACCATTAGTAAAAGTTAAAGATCTATTAGCATTAGTTAAGTTAAAAGTTGTAAAACCACCAATGGCTTGTTCTAAAATAAGTAAGTTTGTATTTGTAATTTGACCCCAAGTTCCCGAGTTTTCACCGGTTGCTTGTACTGTAAGTTTTAGGTTAGCAGATGTTGAATTCGCCATTTTTTAATTCCTTATACGTTCATTTTATTAAAAATATGAGTTTCTGTCAAACTCATTATGCAGCCACCTCTTGCCATCCTGGAGGTGTTATAGGCGCTGAACCTGTATTAACTTCGTTCCAAATTAAAGCA